GTGAGACGTGGCGTTCTTAGGAATAGGTCCTGAGAAAACCTCACTGGTGAGGTCTCCTTAGAACTCTGATTCGTAAGAATCACTGATCTAAATTGATCGCGAGCATCCTAGCCAGCCACCTCTCTTCGGAGGGGCGGGCCGCTTAGATGAGCAAATCCAGTGAGCTACCCAAACCGCGGTACTTTTGCGCTGGTTCGGGCTTCATGGTAGCCAATAAGCATGGCGTTGGGGAGGTAAGAAGGCGACTTCTTGCGAAATCTTGCCTCGGTCTTACCCGGACCGAAGGACATGCTTAAGGCGGACTCTGTGAAGAGTTCGCTCTACCACCGGTGGGCGTAACGGACGATACGCTTGGTCTTCTGTAAACCCGAGTTCCGACGGATTGGTACCCGTCGGAAGCAGGGGTGGAGAAGACGAGCTACTTATCGTAGTTCAGTCCAGATCCGGGGGCAGTAGCAATACTGTTCTTAGGTCTGGCCTCAGGTCAACGAGTGACCCGCAGACCACCAACCCCTTAGTAATAAGATGGGTTGGCGTTCCATGAAGCTTCCTCCTGAATAGGTTGGATCTAAGTAGCAAAGGTGGTACGCTGCCAGAGCATTTGGACCTCCTTGCCGGGAGTGCAGTCAAAAGTGACAGTGCTACTCAAGGCAAGCTGCTGTTACGAGGGAAATCTCTGGCCTCCTTGGTGCCGCTGGCAAAGCTGGCACCTCGGAAACATGGATAAGAGGCTTACCAAGTCTCTTATCTGTGTGGGCTAGGGGGGGTCCCTACGAACGCATCGTGTAGTTGATAGAATCTGTCGCGGATAACATCCGACTTCAACCAGAAGCGCCTGCAGCCCGTCTAGGTCAATGATCTAGCCGGAAACTGAAGGTGAAACTGTTCCTTCCTTGGGAGGCGACTAGCCGCACCAAGTTCGGGATTAAACTGTATCAACAGTCTAAGTCTAATGAGATTACTACTCCAATCATTACGTATGAAAGGAGCAAGAATGCTCTTCAGACCAGTTTCATGGCGGCCAGATTTAAAAGTCTGGCGGCGCTGGCTTCGCCCAGGAATTTCCTGGGTGAGGTTAGTGTCAGGACGAGTTACACGCTCAAGAATCATTCAACTCTCGGTGTTCGCAAAAGCATGCATACCAATAGCCAAGGGGGCTGGGCGGAAAGGCCTGGTCCTCTACTTGAAGACATGCAACACTGCAGTAATGCAGTCGTTGCCTGGCGGACTATTGTACCATTCCAGTCGTGAGATTGGAAAGGTGGCAGTAGCCCGGTCAAGGGATGGTCTCCCTCGGATGATTCCGGCGTTTGCACGTCGGTTGATCCGCAGTGGTGACACTGTGACAATCCAGCTGTGGCTTACATTCTTCGGGATGTACCGTGTAATGCCTTGTAAAGGGAAGCCGAACTTCGGTTCGATTACCAAAGCAGGGCCACGACTCGATCAGTCATTCCTCCGGGAGTGGCGGTCATTCGTGACCCGGTTCCTTACGGAACTGGGAACGTATACGGAGGACCCTATAGTATCGGCAACGGCGTCGGTACTAGAACGTCCCAAGCCATTTGTGATCTCAAGTATGTCTGCTGATAAGTTTGAGGACCCCCGGATGGTTCAAGAACTTAATCAAAAGATTTTGACTAAGGAACCAAGACCATGGTACCTACGCGGGTCACCTACCTCCTTCGCACATCGATTTAGTTCGGCTCGTAATTGGATCGATGCGGGCTGGGTTGGGGTACGGGGCAATCCCTTGCTTCGCTATCTCAAGTTGGTTCCGGGCGGTGCAGGGACTACCAAGTCCATGTACCGTTGCCTTGAGGAAGTTGCAGAATTCTACAACTTCGCTCGTGCGCGTTCGAGAGCCGAGTTGCCGAACGCCCATGGGTATGGGACGAACGTCTGCGGGCGTTTAGCCCTACTCGAGGAAGCAGGAGGGAAGGTGCGCGTGGTTGCCTTAGCGGACTGTTGGACGCAATGGGCGCTGCGTCCGTTGCATGACTGGATCCTTCATAAAGTGTTGAAGGAGATCCCAACCGATGGAACGTTTGATCAGCTTCGGCCGGTCAAGCGTTTACTGAAGAAGGTTTCTTCTGATACGCTGATCTATTCCTACGATCTTTCGTCAGCAACGGATCGCATCCCGATTAAGATTCAACAGCTGCTATTAGCAGGTGTGTTTGGAGCTCGGTTTTCAGTAGCGTGGAAACTCTTGCTTGTCGGTCGTCCATACGCAGTCTCCAAAAGAGTTGCGCGTGAACGTGGCCTAGAAAGCCGTTTCCTGCGGTACGCCGTGGGTCAACCGATGGGTGCGTATAGCTCTTGGGCTATGCTCGCCTTAACACACCATGCAATGGTCCAGTTCTGTGCATACCGCGCGGGCATCAGGGGTTGGTTTGACCTCTACGCGGTGTTAGGTGATGACATTGTCATCGCTGATAGCCGTGTGGCAGCCAAGTACCGAGCCTTGTGTAAGACGTTAGGGGTTGAGATTGGACTCGCGAAGAGTCTGGTCTCTCGAGGTAAAACCCTCGAGTTCGCGAAGAAGCTCTTCCTTCGGGGAGAAGAGTCTTCCGGACTACCTCAGAAGTTTTGGGCAGCCGCTCAATCTTCTTCCGGTGTTGCCTGCGCCTTAGCGGCGTGGACAACTCGGGGAACGCTCGGCAACTTCGTTCGGGCTCTTGGCGCAGGTTTCAGGGTCGCATCAGGGGTGTCGAGTGCACGGTGGACAGCGATGTCCTCTAGGGCACTGGCACTCTGCGTATCCCTGACGAATCCCCTTGTCGGGAACCGGTTCGCGTTTCGCACTTGGCCTGAATGGCTGTGGAGCGAGTCAGCAGATATTACACGTCCGCTTAATACGGACCTGCTGGCTCAGCTTACGCCTTTTTGCACTGCTGTGCATAAGACGGTCATCGAGCCTGCGAGAGAGTCGTTGGAAGCACTCCAAGAAGATTTATTCTTCACGGAGAAAGTGGAAGACACAGCCTCTCGTTTGGTAGATGTCACATGCAATAAGGCCTTGGTGGACGCTGAACGTAGTATCGACTTGGCTTCGAAATCATTACGGCATCTTCAGGGACTAAACATCAAGATGAACTTGGTGCAAATCTCTGCTATTATCACGCAGGTATGGAGATCTGCGGATAAGGCGGGATTGGTCCCCCTGCCTTCTACGAAGGCAGGAGTACGGACAGAGATCGACCCTTACCGTTTAAAGGTAAGTGATTTGCTTCGGCAATTCAAGGCCTTGCGTCGGTTACTCTCTGTAGCACCCCCGAAGGGGGCTCCGGAACAAGATGTCGCTAATTAATGGATAAAGAGCGATTGACCTGGGGTGGCACCTGGGTCTCTAAGTAACTCGCCACAATAAACTCGTTGTCCTACGGGACTGTCGAGTAAATAGAG